AAATGTTGGGATAGAATTTTTATTACCATCGATGGCGACGAGGGAGAAAAGTCAAACGTATTTAATAGAACTGATGCTACTGTTGAAAAATTAAGTGGAGTAGATTTATGGAAAACATCGTGGACTAATAATACCAGTGAACTTTATTTTCCATTCGGTTCAATAGAAAAGGCAAAAACATATAACATAGGTTGTGTAGCCGTTGAAGAATGGTGTAACACTAATAAAATTGAAATAAATAAATAAGAAATAAAAACAAACTAAAATGGCACACACATATACAAGAACAGTAACAGTAGTTCCTAGTAGCGCCGAGTATTCGTGGGATAACCCAGCGACAGGTTGGATCACAATTAATCAACTCGGTTCTTCAGATACCTGGGAAATTACAGTAAGTGATAACCAAACAAGCCAAGCTAGATCTGCTACATTAACAGTAAATCACGCTGACGGAACAACTACTAATTCTATAGATGTTAATCAGGCAGCTGGAGGAAGCTTATCACCAACTCCGGTTCCTCCAACGGCAACTCCGGTTCCTCCAACGGCAACTCCGATTCCACCTACAGCGACACCAGCATTTGTGTCAATAGGTGTTGAGTTAGATAATTACAACCAATCATCTAATGATTATAACTTTAGTAACGGGGATGTTACAGTAGGATACACATTAACAAATGTACCTGCTAACATCTCACCGGCAGCGCCCGATGAAGTATCTAGTGCATATGTAAGTACAACTGTTACTAATCCGACGGGTTCTTCGCCTGTAAGTTCAAAGGGTGAAAGTGTTCCTACTATATGGACCGGAAATATAACATTCACCCAAGCATCTAGTCCACTCAATGGTATCGCAGCTGCATTACAATTATCTCACGGCGGAGTTACCACGGGTAATGATTTGTTCTACTACACAATAGATAGCAGCGTCTCCGAAGAGGATGGTGAAGGCCCTAAGGTTATTGGATAATAATTATTAAATAAATTTATATGGAAATAATTAAGAAAATATTTGGTAATAAGAACACCCTAACATTTGTATTGGGTGCTCTTTTTGTGCTGTTGTTTTTAAAACAGTGCAACCAAGTGGCTTCTTTGAAACAAGACGTTAAGTATGCACAGGAAGACGCTAATATAGCTCTTAATAATTTAAAGGCTTCTCAAGACTCTGTTACAGTTTTGAGAAATGAAAACGGAGATCAGTTAGCACAAATAAGATCGTATAAAGTAGACTTGTCTATAAAAAATAACAATCTTGTTAAATTGACTAAAAAATACCAGAAAGCCCTAGATTTAGCTGAAGATTTAAGTACAGTTAACTCATTGATTTCTGCAGAGTTAGAAATAAAAGATAGCTTATTAGCCGATGCAAATGTTACACAAATAGATTCAACTTCAGCGGAGGTTACTTTTACTTCTAATAAAGATTTTGGTAATGGTAATTCTAGATCATTATTTGGAACATCTATTATCAAATATGATTTTGGTCAATTTAAAGTGTTGGATAGTAAATTTGAATTAACACAAACTTTAAGTCTAATGGCAGCTATCGAAAATATAGACGGTGCAGATAGATTAAAATTAAGCACTAGTTATCCGGGCATAGAAATAAAAGATATTGAAAATATCAACTTAATTAACACAAGACTAAATAGAAAAGTTCAGAAAAAAGCTGGATGGTCTATTGGTATTGGTGTTGGTTATGGAATAAACTTAAATAATAATCAAGTAATTAGTACTGGTCCTTCTATTGGTTTAGGAGTGTATTGGTCACCTAAATTTTTGAGATTCTAAACAATATGGCAAAATCATCAAGATATTTCAGGATAGACGAAGACGTTTTATTAGAATTCATATATCACGATCAAAGTAATCCAGACGCAACTAAAATAGAGGTTGACGATAACGGTAGTGAGGTAAAATTCCTAGATACCGTTAAAAACTCTCCGCTTTACACTAGACATTTAATAAATGAACTAGGTAGCGATGTAGTAAATTTTGATGTAACAATTAACAGTGGATATTTGTCTGTTGAAAATTTTGCAGCAAGAACATTACTTCTTCAAAACGGAAAAACATACAAATTTGACTTATCTGCTTTGCCAGATCCAGGTTCTTTTCAAATAACAGGAGGCTTAGGCATATATTCATATTCTGATGTTACTAAAATAGGTCAATATATTCCAAATCAAAACGGAGTAATAGAATACAAATACACAGGATTAATTGGTGGAAAAATAATAATCGACACAAGAGCTAATCCCCTATTTTCTACACCAGACGAAGTTACTGGAAATGATATAAATCAACCACTCGGAAGATACCATGGTATTAAAGTTCCTAATGATGAATCTAGATATGCATTGTTAGGTTATGATTCTACTGGATATTATGAAATGTTTAATTACATCAATAACAATGCAGGATGGACTGGTAGTAATGAAGCCGATTTAATTAATTATCAAGTCGAAGCAACTCAAAATATAAATTATATTCAATATGATGCTGTTAGACTTCACTTAAAGAGTGGTTACAGTTTTGCCGCTAGAGATTATGAAGGATTTTTGTTTGAAATAACAACTGATAGATCAACTGGAAGAAAAAACTATTTAACACAATTAGTTTATTTAAATACTAGTAACTATGAGTATGCAAACCCTAGACCCTTTCTTTTAGGAGAAACTCTTTGGAGTAAATTTATAGAAATTAAAATTCCATCTATAATAGGTCAGAATTCTGAATTTACGGATAGATTTTACGGTGATGGAACACCAGGCTCTAGCGATTTGATCACTACTTCTAATTATGGTGTTAGTTTCAAACTTATAGATAGATTAGAGGTAGGAAATGGTTATGATTATTTTTATGTGGGTGAAGAGAATTCGTTTACAGTTTCAAGAGAAGATGAATTCCAAGATTTTACTGTAGTTATTGAAGATGCAAATGATGGTGATTACTTTAAGATTTACGGAGAAAAAGACAATTCAATCGGTGGATTTGAAGCATATATTTTAGATAGAATTAGAACATCATCAGATGATATTATAGCTATATTTGATGTAGATGTATTTGAACAAATTGGAACTTCTTATGTAAAAACAAATGAATTAACATTTACACAGTATGAAGATTTTAACGATCCTATCTTATTTAGACCAATTATTAAGAACGCTAATGTTGCTGTTAATTTCTCTATAGAAGTTACTATGCGAATTTACAACCAAACAGATAATACTCAAATTGTAAAAAGAGCTAGTTTAATTTTAAATCAAGCAGGAAAGTATGGAAAAAAACTTTCGGCATTAAAGATTAATAGTCCAAATGTCATGACTGAGGTTTACAATATTTTACCAAATCTTTCTGGTAATAAAGTAATTAAAAGTTTAATTACAGATAGTTTACCAAGATCAGTAAAAGTTGTACCAGCATTTATAGAAAGACATAACATAATTGCTTCGTCTTCTAGAGTAACGCTTGATGGATCTACTGAAAATGAAATAACTCAAAATGTAGAAGAGGTAGAAACCTCTGATTTTGTAGGTGAAGGAGATTTAAGTATAAGTATTCCGCCGTTTGCATGTTTCTTTAAGTTTGTTATTTCAAAGAAAAAAGGCGATGACATTCAATTTATTTCTTTTGAAAATGCAGAGAGATTAGTACTTTCATTTGGAGACGGAACTAACAAGCTCACATTTAATCATGTTTCTAATAAAGACATAGATATGGGTGAAGGTGAAGTTTTGTTTAGAATAAACGAAGCAAACGCGAATGCCATTAGAAATATGTCAAATAATAAATTCTATATTAGTATAGACAACGGTAAAGAGCAAACATACATTACAAGCGGTAAATTCGTAAAAGCATAATATGATTTTAAATAGTAGGAATAATACATTTGACTTTAAGTTTCCTAGAAACTTTATACCCGAAGAAGTTGCTGAAAAATACAAGCAATACTTAACTAAGGTACCTGGTTCTGTTTTAGCGGAGCCAATAGATTTTGTTAACTATTCTATCCAGGGTGTAAATATTCCCGGAGTTTCTTTTGACCCAATATCTCAAGCTGATAATGATGGATCAATAAGATACCAAAGAGGTGCTGTGCCTATTCAAAATACAATAGAGAGACAATTTACAGTAACAATGCAACTGTTAGATGGTTTTATAAACTACTGGATAATGATGGATACGTTGTTGTATTATTATGCTAGATCAACCACTGAGCCTTATACTGAACCTTTAACATTAAGAATATTAGATTCTGAAGGTGCATCAGTTGCTTATATGCAATTTGCAAAACCAATAATGAATTCTATAAATGAACTTAATTTAAATTTCTCAGATAATATTTCTGAATTTAGCACTTTTGAAATTAATTTCTATTACAACCAATTAAAACTAAGAATAGAATTAGATTAATATATACAGTATGAAACACTTACTAACATTAGAAAGTTATTACTCTTACAAAGATTTTGAAAGAGGTAGATGGGGAACTCCTTCCGAAATAGAAGAAGATCTTAGAATGACTATCATTAATCTACTTACATATGCTGGCATATCTGATAATTTAGATGATGTTCAATATGAAGATCAATCTACTGATAAAGGTATTAAGTGGCAAATAACTGTAAAACACAAAGAAGGCACGGATGTCTTACATGCATATAAAAGAACCAATTGGAGAGGTCAATATGAATTATATCTCAATAAGAAAACTTCTTCAGCATACGATATTCAACAATACTTTTTACAAAAATTTATTTCTCCGTTAGACCAATATTTAACCTCAATGAAATCGTTTGATACAACTTACATGTATGCAGATGACCATGGAGCATGGAAAAGAGGATCAGCACATGCTGAAAGACTTAGAGAAATGTATAAAATACTAAAAACTGCCGATAAGAAAAAGGCTTATAAAGAATTTGTTAAGATTCACAAAACTGATTTACCATTTAAAGACTTTTCTGGATCATAAAATAACCAAATAATATCATGGCAAAACAAAAAATTTACACAGTATGGGGATCTAACCCAGAAAAAGGAAACCGTTTCGATAAAGCAGAAGAATGGATAGCCGCTGTGTTTGAATCTGAAGAAGAAGCTAACGCTTTTAAAGATGCTGAAAGTAAAAATTACAAATATATAGAACAAAGTATTTATGGAGACATTTCTTCAGGTTTTCGTGTAGCTAGTGGTTTTCACAGTGCTAGAATTTTTTGTGAGAGCATGTCTGAGAATAAAGCTAAAAAAGAATTACTAAATTTAAACACTAGATGTTCAGCTTACTTTAAGAAGCCTATAAGTGGTGGAAGCTATGTTAAATTCAATAAAGATGGATTTGTTGAGGGCAAAGGATATAAATTTTACTCTAATGAAGATAATGCAATCCAAGAATCTAAAAAAGTATTAAGTCACTTATTATTATTTGAACAATTTATTGATAAACACTAAGTTTAATAATCAAAGATATATACAATATGAAAACATTTAATAAATACTTAGTAGAGGAAAAGATCACAGAAAATGACATGGATGTTCTTAAAGAAAATCTACAGTCTGAGTGGACTCCTGAATTAGAATCTAAAATAGATGCCGCTATTGAAGAGTTTTGTAAAACATATCAAAACGAAGACGGTACTTATAATTTAGACAAACTAAATGAAGAGATGACTAATGAAGGCCTTTTAGGTTCTATTATTGGTGGTTTAACTGGATTTGCTTTAGGAAAATCAGTTGGTAAACTGATAGCTAAGGTGTTAGGTATACAAAAAGGTATATTATTTGATTTGTTAACCTCAAGACTTGTAGGTGCTGCATTAGGCGCTAGTCTTGGTAAAAGATTCTAAATGAATTACGTTTCAGTAGATTTTTCTTTAAATTCCCCAGGTATTTGTATTTTTAATACAGAATCCAATACACATCATTATATAAGTTACGTTAAACCAGGTTTAGGCACTAAGAAGGAACAAAAACTTCAGGAAGATATTAGCCTACTAAGTGACGTTACATTAGTATACCAACCTGATTGGAAAACTACGTTTGGTGATTATTCTAAGAATGAGTTAGCAAAGGTTAGAAGGTATATGGCAACCGCTGATCAAATTATCAATATTATTTTAGGAATTACTAAAACTAAGAATGATTATATTATTGCATTTGAAGGAACTTCTTATGGTTCTAAAATGGGAACAAACAATATAATTGATATGGCCGCAGGTGCCGCGATCCTTAAAGAACAAATGATTTCTCAACTTCACGTTAAAGATATATTAACTGTTGCACCTACCACAATTAAGAAGTTTGCTGGCAAAGGTAACATGAATAAGCTTCAGTTGTTTGAGGCATATCAACAAAATGTGAACGATGACCCAATCTTGGCTCAAAGTCCCCTACATTCTATGATTAAAGATCTTGAAATTGGGAAAAAGATCCCGAAGCCGTTAGACGACCTAGTCGATGCATATTTCTTGGTTACATACGTTTCAAACCCCTCCACCTAATCTTTCCTCCAGACTTAAATAACATTTGTTATATGCACGTGTAGAAAAACTGTTTCATTTTTTTGAAATAAATTTTTAATTTAGTCTCCATGAAACAATAGAGAACTAAGATATATAATAAGTATAATAATTAAAGTAGAAATTACATGTTAATTACTGTAGACTACCTTCGTCTAGTGGAGATTCTCAATAAAATGGTTGCAGCGAACCAGCTTACTGAAAAGGAAGCGTCAGAGTTACTCAACAAGTCAGGACTGATTAAGTTAGAGAACAATAGATGGAAGGAACCAAGTGGAGCAGTTTTAAAATTTAGTTGAAACATTTTTTATTTATACATTATAAGGTAACGAAAGAACATTAAAGTAATTTCAAGTATTAAACAATTAAACAATTTAAAGGTATTATGAGCGAATCATTTGACATTTTTAACTTGGGCGTAGAAGACGTAGAAACGCATCAGCCCGAAAGAACAACAGTAAACGAAGTTTACAAACCAACAGCCGATGACGGCAAAGACGGAACTTATAAAGCACTAATCCGCTTCGTTCCAAATCCAGAGAATCCAAGAAATTCTCTAATTCAAAAATACGTACACTGGTTAACAAATTCTAGCGGTGACGGTAAATTGGTAGATTCACCTTCTTCAATTGGTGAAAAATGCCCAATCGCAGATGTATTCTGGAAACTGAGAAAATCTGATTCAGCAGTAGATCGCAAGTCATCAGAGAAACTAAAAAGACGTCAGCAGTACTATTCTCTAATTAAAATTATTAAGGATCCACAAAATCCTGAACTAGAAGGTACTTACAAAATCTTCAAATTCGGTTACAAGATCAAAGAAAAGATCGATGCAGAATTGAAGCCAGATTTTGGTGAACCAACACAAGTATTTGACTTGTTTGAAGGTAAGAACTTCGAATTGATCATTACTCGTCAAGGTGAGTACAATAACTACGATAAGTCTAAGTTCTCTGCAAGTACTTCTGCTATTCTAATGGGCGATGCTCCAGCAGAAAGAACTAAAGAAACTATGACGGCAATTAAGGCTGAGCTAGAAAACGCTCCATCTCTTGTAAACTATGACTATAAAGCATGGGATGAAGACACTAGAGCTTTTGTAAATGACGTACTTCGCATGTACTTAAACCCTGGTGATTCTATTTCAGCAGTAACAAGCAGTGCTAAGTCTACGCCTAAAAAAGCTACTACTTCTAATAACACTACGGCAACAACTGTAGTTGAAGCTGCAGCTCCAGTCGCGACATCTTCAACGACAGAATCTACAACTTCAGCTGTTTCTACAGATGATGATCTTGATTCTTTCTTGAATGACCTCGACATCTAATAACATAGAGCTTACACAAGAGCTTAAGGAAAGGATAGAGTATGCGCTTATACAAGTAACTACTCAATCACATACAAATCCTAACAAGCAATCACTAAAGGGCATGCATGGGCGAATAACCCTAGCATGTCCTTATTGTGGTGATTCCCACAAAGATGATACCGCAAAACGTGGTAATTTATTCTGGGACACACTACAATATCACTGCTATAACTGTGGCCATCATACTAATTTACACACCTTTTTAAAAGATCATGATGTTCGCTTGAGTAAAAGCGGAGATTCTTTTACAGTAATTGACTATATTCAACAGAATAAATTACAGGTGCGTACAGAGAATGTATTAAAACCCACCCTGTTTGAAGATATACAAAAACATGCAATAGACATCGATACATTTAAGGCTAAGTTTAAAGCTAAGTCTATTGAACCAGGTGATTGGATATGGTTTCAGCTTAAAGATAGATTATTGCATAAAAAATTAGATGAATTTTTATATTCAGCAAAAGAACATCGCCTTTGGATTTTAAATCTTAGTACAGATAATAAAATCATTGGCGCTCAAACAAGAAGAATGAAAGGATATGGGCAAAGATACCTTTCATATGATTTACCAAAACTATATGAAGAAATGGGTCAGCCTCTTCAGATAAGTGAATCAGAATCTAATCAGCTTGCAAAGATTTCTACACTGTTTGGCATTATGAAAGTTACATTTCAAAGGCCAGTTACATTGTTCGAAGGACCACTAGATGCTAAGTTTATGTCAAACTCACTGGCATTAGCTACCGCTGGAAGATCTACAGATGAATTTGATGAAATAGAAACTGTAAGATATATGTTCGACAATGACGAAACAGGTAAGAAAAAAATGATAGAAAAACTAAAGAAAGGCAGACCCGTATTTATGTGGTCTAAATTTCTAAAGGACAGTAATTTAGATACATATAATATCAAAGATCTTAATGATTTGATGATTAAATGTTTTGAAATAAAGTCTGACGCATTTAAAAACATTAATAATTATTTTACATCAAGTCAATTAGATCTATGGTACATTTAGAAGAAATTACAAATATGGTTGATAATAACCTAGAAGATTTTTATAATGACAGAGACCGCTTTAAGGGGTTTAAATTGCTAGTTGATTTTAACGAAGCAGAAATTCCTGATGAGCCAGAAACACCTGACATGGAATTTAGTAAACCTAAATTTAAGAAGAGACAAACCACTTCTAAACACATTAAGTCTAATCCCAACAAAAAATCACTATTTTAAATGAGTAAAGAAAAAATATTAGCATTAGACGAAAAGTTAAGTTCTCAAAGGGCTAGTTGGTCACAAAATATTAAAGATCTTGCTAGATCTCTGAGATCTATTAATGCAATGGAAGAAACTATATCAGGTATATTGTCAACTAGACAAACCATGGTAGAACAAATTGCATATTTAAATACTAAAATTAAAGAACAAAAAAACAATATAAATTCCAGGTGGAAAGAAGCATATTTAAGATATTACGAATATGATTACAAACTTGGTGAAAAACAAAAAGAGCGTTTTATAGAAAACGATCTAGTGCAAGAGCACACAAAATTATCTCTTTTAGAAAATCAATTAGATTTTATGAAAGAATCGGTAAAGACCCTAGATAATATGGGATTTGCCGTTAGAAACAGGTTGGCAATTAAAGACCTGTAACTAAAATAAAAAAGCCCATTAAATGTGGAGCTTAGTTTAACAGAAAATGAACAGTTGCTTAGAATTGACGATGCAACTGAAATGGAGTTGGAACAATTAAACATCTCTCTTAACAAGAGAATTGAGTCATGGCGATTTAATCCACTAGTTAAGAAGGGATTATGGGACGGCTACATATCTTATATTAAAGATGACAAATGGATTCCTTCCGGACTCTGGAGAGAAGTTATGACTATCTGTAAAGATTACGGATATGAACTTAAACTAAATGGAATAACAGTCTTATTTGACACCACTATTAACCAGGAAGAGTTTACAGAATGGGCATTAAAGTTCTTCGAAAAATCAGAAATTACACCTAGAGATTATCAAATAGAGGCAGCATTCAATATTCTTAAATTCAGAAAGTGCCTCTCTGAACTTGCAACATCTGCGGGTAAAACTCTAATTTCATTTTTAACAGTAGCATATCAGCTAGAAAAAAAGAAATCAGAAAAGATACTTTTTATTGTACCTAATGTTTCATTGGTGGTACAAGCGAGTGAAGATTTCTTAGACTATAACTACAGAAACTCAGTAGATATAAAAGTACAACAAATATACAGTGGCCAGAAAATAAGACCAGGTAGAAATGTAGTAATAGGCACATATCAATCACTAGTAAAAAAGAATAAAGAGTACTTTGAACAATTTGACGCTGTGATTATTGATGAAACACATAAGGCTAAATCTACATCCATTAAAACTATACTACAAAAGTGCGTAAATGCCAAATACAGGTATGGTCTATCAGGAACTATTCCGAAGGCAGGCACAATAGATAGACTTACACTAATGGCATACACTGGTCCGTTGATCACTGAGGTTTCTGCAAATTTCCTACAAAACGAAGGACATATTGCAAAATGTAAAGTTAAGGTAATTAAGATGGATTATGCGCCTCAATCAGCAAAGGACGCATTTAGAGAAATGTCACAAAACAGATATGAAAGTAAAGATGTTTTTAAATTTGAACAAAACTATATTATTAATTCAGAGGGCCGTCTCAACTTCGTTACTAACATTATTTCCAGAGTACGCGGTAATAGTCTTGTCCTTTTTCACCGTATTGAGCACGGTAAAAAGATATATGCTAAACTTAGGCAAGAAAGTGATAAGACCATATACTATGTCGATGGTGGAACTGATAAAGATATTAGAGAAGAATATAAAAAGAAAATGGAAGCAAACGAAGAAGTGGTTATCGTTGCATCTTATGGTACGTTTTCAACAGGAATCTCGATTAAGAAAATACATAACATCTTCTTTACAGAATCGTTTAAATCGGAAGTTATAATTAGACAATCTATTGGTAGGGGATTAAGACAACACAAGTCAAAGGACAGCGTAAACATAATAGATTTCGTAGATGATTTATCATCACCGGACTGGGATAATTATCTTATTCGACATGCTAAGGCACGCCAAAAGATCTATAAAGAACAGAAGTTTAAATACGATATAAAAAATGTATCATTTGAAGGAGATATATAATAAAATAATCATAATGAAACAAACAAAATCATAATGGAAAAATTAAAATCATTTGAGCAATTTGCTAAGGTCAAAACCGAAAACGAAAAAGCTCAACTACAAGAAGAGCAAAACGCAAAAAGAGAAGTTGAAGCTAGCAATTTTAAGGCGCTACTATCAGAATTTAATGTTACTTCTATTAAAGAGTTATCTGAAGAACAAAAACCAGAATTCTTTTCAAAACTAAAAGGCATCGAAGTAAACGAGGCATTTTTAATTGCTGAGGGAACTAGAGGTCAATTTGGTAGAATCGACAAAAGAGGTAATATTGAATCAGTATATACTCACTATGATTCTTATCCAGAAAACATGTTACCGCTTATCAAGAAAACATATTTAAAAGGTGGTTCACCACTAAACATGGTTCTTAAAAACGGAGATAATTCAGGTTTAGAATCTGATCCAAGCGGAATGAACTACTATGGCGATACAGATAATATGAAAGGTAATGTTAAAAACATTGACAGATATATCTCAACTGCAGGCGATAAAGCCGGTGCAGAATTTATTTACCTTTTTGATGAAAAATCAGGAAAGTGGTTAATGGCTGATATTTATGCAGGTGATAAAGATTTAAAACCAGCATTTGAATCAGTAGTTAATGAATCAGAAGCTGAAAATATCTTACAGGATCTTTTAGATGAAAGAGGAGGAGACATGGGAGAATTACATGGCATGGAAATGGAAGATGCTTTAGATACAGTTGAATCTTATGGACATAAAGGTTCTAAAGCAAAAAAGATTGCACAAGAATTATTTTCAATGTGTAATGAATCAGTAGTTAATGAAGCTATTAAAGTAGAAGGTAAGAGAGATGCTAAAAAAGTAGTAACTCAATACAATAAAATTTTATTCTCTAAATTAAATGCAATTGGTGCATCTAACGATAAGAAAACTTTATTAGGTGCAATTAAAAAATTATTCTTAGATTCAATGGAAGATGCTAATTTCCATAGAGAAAGAGAAAAATGTGCAGGTGCTATTAAAGGTAATATAGGATCTATTCCAGTAATAGTTGATGGTTTAGGCAAAATGTCAGTAAACATTGGATCAACAAGAATTAAAGATGCATTAGAACAAGAATATTCTAGAATTTCAAATGCAGCTGGATGGTCAGGTCAAGGTATTGCAGAAGGAACTGCATTATTCTTAGAGCAGTGTGGCTTTGCTAAAATGGGACAAGATTTACTAGATAGATTTAACTCTTTCTTTGAAGGTGAAATAAAAGACAACTTTGAATTTAGAATGTTTGAAACCATTAAATATGCAGAAGGTGTATTAGAAGCTTCGGTTGTTATGGATGCAACAGATCCTGGATCTAAAGTATTAAAAAAATTACTTAAGAAACATAAAGTTACAATGGAGATCATTGATAATAACGGACCGAGCGGATGGCCAGAAGTTGAATTAACAGGTTCAAGAGAAGATCTACAATCAGTATTAGCATCTGATGATGGTTGGGGTGACCCAGAATTAGGAGAATATATTGAAGAATCTAACGAAACTTTTAAAATTAAAGTTAAAGCTTTAAACGAAGCTGAAGTAACTTCAGACGAAGAATTTAAAGAGTATGCATTCTCAGTATTACAAAAGGCATTCGGCGATGATTTTGATGAAGCTAAGGCTCAAGAAGTTGTAGATGGTTTAATTTCTAAAAACTCGGGAGATTACGGTGCTATGGTTGGTGCATTGAAATCGTCACTGGGGTAAAAACAATATATAAACTAGAGGGTAACACTCTCTATTTTTTACTTTAAACGATATGAAGATTTATACTAATTTCAACACCTTTTTAACAGAGCGCATTCACTTTAATGAATCTAATTTAATATTAGAAGGTGGAGCAGCCGGCCACATGTCACACCCATTTGACAACAAGTCGCTAACCTTTGGTGATTTTAAAAAGCTTATAGAATCTGGATTAAGCGGAGAACTTAACTTTGAAGAAGATCCTACTGAAAAAACAGATGGTCAAAACCTATTTGCAACCGTTAAAGATGGTGAAACACTATTTGCTAGAAATAAGGGTCAAATGAAAAATCCGATAGACCTAAACGGTATCATTAAGATGTTTACTGGTCACGCGTCTAAATTAGTAGAAGAAACATATATTTTCGCAGCAAAAGATTTAGCTGATGCTTTACCAAAACTTAAGGATCAATCAATGTTTGCAAACGGATTAAATTTCGTTAACATGGAATTAATCTATTCTAAAAACCCTAACGTAATATATTACGACAGAGATGTTATCCAATTTCACAACATAGTTGAAACTGACGGTGAAGGAAATCAAACAGGAACTCAAAATTTAGCAACAGAACTAGTAGGAGCATTAAAAGAATTAAAGAAAGATGTACAAAAAACATTTACTATAATTCCACCTCAAGTATTAAAGATAGCTAAAGATATTGACTTCGAGGCAAACAAAGCAAAATTCATTAAACAAGTAGAAGCATTAAGAGATCGTTATAATTTAACAGATGCTGACGAAGTTTCTAGGTATCACGAAATGTGGTGGAGAGAAACTATAGATGCAAATTTCCCTGATTTAGAGCAAAACCACAAAGAGGGTTTATTATTAAGATGGGCGTATGGAGATAAGAAGACTTTAAATTTAAGATCATTAGACAAAGAGCTTGGTAAAGATAAGGCATCGTTAATTAAGAAGTTTGACAAAGAAGACGTTAAGAAGAAATATAAAGAAAACATTAGACCATTCGAAGATCTATTCTTAGAATTAGGATCTATAATTCTTAAAAATGCATCAAATTTTGTTGCTGCTTCTCCAGATCAAGAGATGCAAAGGTTGCATAATCAAATTAGAACTGAAGCTGCTAAGATTAAAAAATCAGGTGGAATTGATCAAATTAAAAAAGTAGAAGCTGAGCTTGCAAGATTAGAAAGAATCGGTGGAATAGAATCTATTATACCTACCGAAGGCTTGGTTTTCAAATACAAAGGACATACATATAAACTAACTGGTACTTTTGCTGCTATTAACCAATTAATGGGTATTATTAAATACGGCAGATAAAACAAAAATAATATGGCACTACAAAACCTAAAAACATATTTTGAATCTACAAACGTTAATGACTTTAAAAAGTTATTAGACAATATTTGTGTTGTACATGAAAAGGTACAAGCTTCAAGCTTTCATGTAAAGAGAGTTGATGTTGGAGAATTTGATTTCTTTAAAAGTGGTTCCAAAACTGCCATGAATAAAGTTGATAGAACGCTTGTTAAGTATTATGAAAATGGTATAAAGCATTTTAAAACAATTTCAGCTGAAATATTAAATGATATGCCACTTGATTGGAAGTTTGGGTTTGACTACATGATAGACAAAAAGACAATAGACATTGAATATGATCTATTGCCAAAAAACAATCTTATATTAACACATATTCAAGTATTAAATCCTAGCGATCCTTCTAAAGTTAAAAGAGTTATTAGAGATCCTAAGGTTTTAGATAAGTGGGCAAAGAAATTAGAAGTACAAGAATTACCTCTTTTGTTCCAAGGACAATTAGCATCTAATCAAAAAGAAGAATTGATAAACTTATTGTCTTTAGGTGAAGAAGCATTTAAGATCAAGTACAAAGACAGATCATTTACTAGAGACATTTATCGCATATTTGACAATGGTAGAAACAAGTCTGCACTAAACCTAAATTTAGACAAAGAGATAGATGCCTTAGTAGTAAATTTTTATGAAGGTAGAAATCCAAAAAGTTTTAAATTAGAAAGATTTGATAGAGAACAATTGCCGGTTAGAAAACCATCCGACATGTATCAAATCTCTATATTAGATTTAGTAGAATTTTTAGTAGCATTTGATTTATCAGATATAGAATTAAAAGAAGAAGATGCAGATCTTAGATATGTTGAATTAATGTCTTCTGTATTTAACGCATATGTTGAGAAACATGCTACGAAGTACGTAGGCGCAGATTTTGATTCAGCAGATTTTGCAGAAGGGGAAAACTTCGAACTAAATACTGCATTTATGTCTAACGAAAAGACGTTATCTCTTATACAAAACAAGGTCTTATCAGAGCTTTTTAAAATTACATTAGGATCTTTTAGAAAGAAAAGATCTAAAGAAACAGATATTATTAACTCAGATCTATTGTCTCAGATCAACGAAGTAGTTGAAGAAATAGAGACTATTGTAATGGGTAAAACAAACGAAAAAGACGTCATGGATTTTAAAAGATATTTAATTAATCAAAAATTATCAGGAGACGTGAGCCCTATTATGGAAGGCTTAACTGTTAAGTATCCTGATCAAGGCAAAAAACCAGTAAACATGTTTGTTGGTCGTTTCCAACCCTTTACATTAGGACATGCTAAGGTTATAGATACTATTAGTAAACAAAACGGACATCCTGTTGTTGTTTTATTAATCAAGTCAAAAACCAAAAAAGCAGAAGATGCGTTTAAAAGACCATATGACGAAGAAACTCAATTAGCAATGCTTAATAAACTAAAATCTAAATATCCAATTGAGAAAGTTTATATTTTAGATAGAGCAGCAATAGATTATATGTTTAACGCAATGAGAGCCGATGGTTATGAACCAGTACTTTGGGGAACAGGAACAGACAGATTAAAAACATACTCATATCAAGTTGATAAACCAGAATACAGAGAATCTTTAAATTGTAGAGAAGATTTTGGTTTATTTGAAATTCCAAGATCTGGCAAGAATATTTCTGCAACACAAGTCAGGAATGCTATGTTAGATGGAGATGAGAAATTATTTAAGAAATTAACACCTAAGCCAATTCACGGAATGTACGATGAATTAAGGACAAAATTAGAGGTTTCTATGGGTGTTGCAGAGTCTAAATTTATGACATTTGAACAGTTTGTGAAGAAAGACTAATATATAGTATAAGAATATAAAATATAGAAATTTAAAAATGAAAAAATTCGAAGAATTCATCGGTGAAGGTAAAATCACTTTAAAGAGAAGATATACTGAAAACCACCCTGCGTTAACTGCAGGCACACATGCTAAAATTAGAAATAAAGTTTTAGAAGCCATCGCTGATGGCACACTAACTCAAGAAGAGTTTGACAACATTTTAAAAGAAATGTCTAGCGATTCAGGCAGATGGTTAAGAAGAAATTCAAAATACTTTAATGTAGCTGAAGGCGGTATCTCACTTTCTAAATTTGGAAGAAGAATTTTAAATAACATCAACGTTTCTGAAGAAGTTAAAGAAGACGAAGTTGAAGAAGGTAATGCTTTCGGTGATGCTGTAAGAAAGGCCAAAGAAAACGGAGATAAAGAATTCGAATTTGATGGTGAAACTTACCCGGTAAAAGAAGGTAGAAAATTCGTCGCTGCTGCTAAAAAGGCAAAGGAAGAAGGCAAGAAAGAATTTGAATTCGAAGGTAAAACATATCCAGTTCTAATTAAAGAAAACGAAGAAGACGTAAACGAAGGTATTAGCCCTAAAATTAAGAAAGCCATAAAGGCCGTCGAAAAAGGCGAAACAGTTTATGGTGAAAACATCAGATTCCCTGGAAGATTTAAGATTTTATCTTTTAATAAAGCAGGTAATATGGCTACTGTAGACTATGAAGATGGTACTGAACCAATGGAAATGGCTTCAATGAACATTGCTATTGATAAATTACAATTTGAATCAGCTGAAACCGTAAATGAAGGTGTACACCCTAAATTAAAGAAAGCTCAAAAAGCAATTAAGAACGGCGAAACTGTTTACGGAGAAAACGTTAGATTTCCTGGAAGATTTAAAATCATAGAACTTGGAGATTTATTTGCAACAGTGGACTATGAAGATGGCACTGAACCAATGGAAATGGCTTCAATGAATATCAGAATCGATTCTTTACAATTTGAATCAGTTTCTTTTGTTCATGAATCTTTTTCATCTTTCGTAGAAAACCTAAACGAAGCTTTTGGTTCAATGAAACTTTCTAAGTTATTTACAAACACTAGAGGTAAAGTTGATAAAGCGTTATCTGGTGCATTTTACGGTAAAACTAAAGTTGCTTTAGATAAAGTACAAGATGAAGATCTTATTGATACTGATCCAATGACAGCGTACAAGGCAAAACAAACAAACACTATTGTTTTCTATATCTCAGATAATGAGAAAGATAATCCATATGCACCTAATGATGGATATGGTAGTAACAAGGTTATCCCAGGTGGAGGTTACTTATTAGCTGTAGCAAGTGGAGGTAATGAATTTTACACAAACACATGGACTAGTAGATATTCCAGCAGAGACAGAGACAGAACTTTAAAAACTACTCCTAATAATTCAAGTGATACTATTGGTATTTCTAAGAAGTATAAAGGATGGGGCGGAACTGGTCTTTATAATGTAAAGAGAATTGCAGAAGTTTCAGATAGAGCAGTTGTTATTAATATAGATCTATTACAAC